GTATATGAGACCACATTGCAGTTATAGAAAGTTAGCCAAGATATACGAAGTAAGCCATGAAACAATACGCAATCGTTATCTTGAAATTGTCATAGACATTGTAAACAAAATAAATACATCTGGTGCGAGTTCAATTAAATCTTATCTGATATTGACGAAATAGACAAAATTGTACTAACTTTAGTGTAAGATTAGCGAAAGGGTATGTTCTATGCCCTTTAATTCAATTAAAACAATATTATAGGGAACGAATCATGGAAGAAATTAAATGGTGGATTAATGATAAATGGACTGACTTTAAGTGGTGGTTCATAGATTTAGATACAAAAAAGAAAGCAATCTTTTGTATTGTTGTAATCATTATCATTGCAGGTCTATTGGTTAATAATGGCTAAGAAAAGCAAAGCAGTTATAGATGAAGTAATAAAGGGTGTGATGAATGGTAGAACTATTAAGAAAGTTCTAGCAGGATTGAAAGACCCTATATCATTTCAAGCATGGTCTAACTGGTTAGCCAAAGACCAAGACTTACTTAATCGTTATCATCAAGCAAAGATTAGTGCATTGGACTTTCAATTAGCTGAAGTTAAAGATGAACTAGATAAATGTGTTGCAGATAGCATAGACCCTAAAGCAGTAAGCATGAGTAGGGTTAATCTTTTAAAGATTAAATCAGCTAATATTCAATGGGAATTGAGCAAATTGATGCCTAAAAACTATGGAACTAGCCAACAAATACAAGTTTCTACACCTAAAGATGAGGCATTTACAATCAGATGGAAAGAGTGATAGGGTAATAATATCAACACCTTGCTGAGCAAACTACCGCAAATCGAAACATAAATATTGACCAGATTTTATGAGTCTAAATGTAGTATGTGTCAGCTTGATACATACAAGATATAGATAACCGCAGAAAACTAGGAAATATTGTAGAAAATATATTGTGTTCACCTAAAAAGAAGTGAACTATGTGTGCTAAGTAATTGAAATATATAGGCTTAACCTATTTAACTTAAATAGATATGTCTGAATTTTTGGCAGTTTTCTGCCAGATACTACATATAGTATGCAATTTGGTCTGACATACCATATATAGGGGGGTTTTTTTTGAGGTGACACCCCAAATATTATTGGCGGTCTGGTGCATTGTCATTGGGTAGTTGCCATATCCAGAACAAGGGGATTTACATGGATTTTAAAGGACATTACATATTTAACGTACTATTAGATGATGAATCTGATTTGGTCGTACTTACAGTAGGGGGTTTTGGGTCTAATGCAGACAGAGAGGCTTTTGCAGATGATTTGCACTATACCTTATCTGAGAAAAAACTTGAGCTATATAGCCAAAAAACTGAGGATATTAAAGATTTCTTAGAATTGCTAGATTTAAAGCCAAAAACAGCAACCATACACTAAAAAATTTATTATAGTACACATTTGACAATGTAGCCAAATAAGGCTAATGTTTAGTAATTAAACATTAACAAGGAGTCGAATATGACAAATACTATAACATTAAGCACAAAACAAACTTACGGAAGTTTAACAAACAGAATACAAGAACTACATTGTTTATTTCCTGCTGATTTTGATATGCAGGTTGGATTTGGTGGAACTGAATATATGTGGTCAGATTGTAAACCATATTCTGTATGTTCAGTAAATAAAAATTGGAATAACAAAGGTTATGAAATTTTAGGTGTTCAGCAAGATTATCATGCACCTAACAAAGATAGAACCGATTATGTATATACACCAAACATTAACGCAAGTGTTAATTATTTAAAATCTGAAATGGTTGAAACAAAAGATGGTTTAAAAAAAAGATATAGACCAGTACATTGGAATAAAAAAACTAACAGATGGAATAATGGCGGTGTTAAGATTACTCTTGGGCATAGAGAATATTACAGAGACCCAAGTTTTTAAAATAAATTAAATAAATCAAAAAGAGGGTCTTAATTGACCCTTTTTTTGTACCTAAATTATGCCAGAGATTGTTTTAGATTACACACCAAGAAAATATCAAAAAGTATTACATGAATTAATTGATAACCATAGGTTTGTAGTTGCAGTATGTCATAGGCGATTCGGAAAAAGTTATGCAATGACGCAACACTTTATTCGTGAGGCATTGAAAACCAAAAAAAAGAACTGGCGAGGTTATATTGTCTGCCCAACAATAGGTATGGCAAAGGCTATTCATTTTGATTACTGGCAGATGATGGCAAAACAAATACCCAATGTTAAATTTAACCAGTCAGAACTATCATGTACGTTTCCAAATGGCAGTCGTATGCAGTTGGTTGGTGCAAATGATGGTGGTGAAAGATTAAGAGGTCGATTTATTGACCTATGTTGTCTTGATGAGTTCCAAATGATGACTGAGGAACTATTTAATCAGATTGTTAGACCTGCAATGGTTGATAGAGATAACTTAGATGGTGAGAGAACGAGGTGTATCTTTATTGGAACACCTAAGTTGCAAAATATTTTATATAAAACTTTTAAATATGCTGAAAGTGATGAGAGTGGTGATGAGTGGGCAAGTATGCTTATGCCAGTTTCACTGACTAAAGTCGTACCTCAAGACGAATTGGAACAAGCCAAGAATACAATGGGCATGGACAACTACAATTCTGAGTTTGAATGTAGTTTTGAAAGCAATTTGTCTGGCAGTTATTATGGGTCTTATGTACAAAAGGCTTATGATGAGGGTCGTATAGGCAAAATTGATGAGGATTTAGATTTAAAGACTGAGGTTTACATAGATTTAGGAATTAATGACGCAACGTCTATATGGTTTGTGCAAAGACACAAACATGAATATAGATTTATTGATTTTTTAGAATATCAAGGTGAGGGTTTGCAGTATCTTGCAGATGTTTTAGAGAAAAAATCTTATGATTACTCAAGAATAGTTTTACCACATGATGTGAGGGTGCGTGATTTATCATTAGGTGTATCAAGACTGCAAATATTACATGAACTAGGGGTCAAAGACACCGAGATAGCACCCAAGTTGCCAGTTGCAGATGGAATTGCAACAGTAAGGCATAATTTTGAAAATTTTTGGTTTGATGAGGGTAGATGTGCAGAGGGCATTAACCATTTAAAGTCATATACCAAAGTTTATGACTCCAGACACCGAGTTTACAGAGATAGACCTGCCCACAACGAGCATAGTCATTGTGCTGATGCACTGAGATATGGCATGGCATTGATGGGAACTGCAAATAGAGGTGATTGGAATGAACCACTTAAAATAGAAACGATAGGATTAGTATAATGGGAAATTATGGTTACGGACAACCTAGAAGAACTAGGAAAAAAAATAAAAAAGAAGAAGAAAAGAAAAAAACTAAAGGCAATAAGAAATAGTAATGGGCAAAAAACACAAAATGATGACTGCTGATGAAGTAAAGTCTTTAGTAGGCAAACATATTGCCAATGCTCAAGGTTTTTATTCTGGCAATCTTTCTAAAACTAGAGAAACCGCACTAGACTACTATCTTGGCAACCCAATGGGTAATGAGATTGATGGTAGGTCTAAGGTTATATCTAGTGATGTATCTGACGCAATCGAACCATTAATGGCAAACCTTATGCGTATCTTTACGCAATCAAATAAGTTGTTTCATTGTGAACCAGTGGGTACGGAAGATGTAGAAATAGCAGAACAATCAACTGATTATATCAATCATATTTTTTTTAAGAAAAATAATGGTTGGGTCATACTGCATAACTTTATAAAAGACGCATTGTTAGAAAAGAATGGTTTTTTAAAGGTGTACCATGAGTACACTGATAAAGTTACTAGAGAAAGTTATGTTGGGTTATCAGATGATGAGTATGCAATGCTTATTGATGATGATGGGGTTGAAGTTGTAGAGCATACTGAATATGCAGATGACAAACCAACTGGCGATTACGAGCAAGAGCCAGTTGCACCTATGGGTATGCAAGAACAAGCACCAGACCCTATGATGATGGGTGGTATGGAAGAAACACATACAATGCCAGATGGTACAGTACACCCATTTGCAACCCATGAAGAATATGAGGCAAACATGATGGGCATGGGTATGCCACAACCAATGTTGCATGATGTTGTAATTCATAGAATTGATAAAAAAGGTAAAACTTGTATTGAGGGTATTCCACCCGAAGAAATATTAATTGAAAGCAATGCAAATAACATTGATGACGCAAATTTTATAGCACAAAAGAAAATGATGA